ACATTTCTAGTTGTTCAAGAGCCGTCATGTCTTTGGTACACACCGCCCCTTTCGGAGACTTGTGAGGAAAACTAAACACTGTAGTCTGGTCTGGCTTGGACTTCTCAGGTTCGTTAGGGATACCCTGATCCTTCATAAACTGGGTGAGAGGGTCTTTGTTGTCTCCTCTGACGGTACGGATGTAGTAAGGGCTGTGTCGTGCATGGATTCCTGAGGCACTATCAACCAGTTGTGAAACCGTACCGCTTGGCTTGACGCAAGTGATAGCAGCAGACACAGGGATACCTAGTTTAGCAGACCACTCCTTGTTAGTAGCAACAGCAACTTCTTTTAGGTGTTCAAGTGTCTTATCTAATCCTTTGTTCTTCAAGGTCATCAATGGGTTGTCCATGATACCAGTAAGGGACACACCAAGTAGACGTTCTTCTTCTGTGTTGGTTGTCCACTTCTTTCGTAGGTATGGGAACTTAGTAAAGGTAGACTGAATAGTACCTAAGATAGTAGCTAGGCGTACCTTCTCAGATAGTGTCTCAATGGTATCGGTAGCACGTACTACACACTCGGTTAGGTTGCAAAACTGCGCTGGGCGGAGTATGATCTCGCTGCACGGGTTGGTCCCAAACTCGTAGTCAGTATCACGACGACCATTCCTTGCTGCCTGTTTCTTAGAGGCCTGACGATTAAAGATACCTCGTTCACCTGAACGTGATTCGACCAGGGCCAGCCACTCTTTCATAAAGGATAGGCTGTCAGGCTTCTCAGTGTAAGCTACAGAGTTGTTAGCCAATGCACGTTGTGGATTGTTAGGATACCATGAACCACTCTTAGCATGACGCATATGATCATCAGATAGGTTGGACAGGGAGATCATAGCACTGCGGCGTACACCACCTACAACAACTACTTCACCAATCTTACACATGATATCGTGACACTCAATAGATGTTAGTTTACGACCAGTTGCCTTCTTGAAGGTGTTGACAGTGAAGTTAAACAAGTCAAGCAGGGGTGCTGGACCTGAGGCACGGCCACCAAATACCTTTAGGCGAGCACCTGCTGGTCGGACACTTGACACATCCCACTTAGGAATATCTCCACTGTAGAGTAGTGCAATCAGTTGACGAAGAGCCTTAGACCAACCTTCCTTACTGTCCTCAACAATGATAGTAGTACCACTCTCTATCAGATCAGGAACCTCAGGGAGCTTAGAGATAGACTGCCTTTCAACGGAAAAGCCTACACCAGTACCGCAAAGCAGAATGTACATAGTTTCATCAAAGGCTCTGATGTCTTCTACTGCTAGGTAACTACAGTTATACATACATGTGTTGTCACGGGTAGCTGCTGGACCCGCTGTCATAAGGCTACGCATGGAAGGCATAACACCTAGGCCTAAGATAGCCTCACGCAATTCCTCGTAGGTAGTCCAGTCTGTTTCTTCAGTAAGTAAAGGAGCAACCACGTTATCCATGTAACGATCCACTGTCTCTCCGAAGTTCTCTCGTCTACCCTTTTCATCCAACCACCTTGCATACCGTGAGGTTGCAATGAAGGTCTGGTAGTCTGTTGGTAGTAGGTTATTCATGTATCTTTTCCTCGTTCTTTCTTGTCTTCGTCTAGCCAGACCATACGGTCAATGTCGCCCCGTGTTAATCCAATGTCCTTTAACTCTGCATCTGTCAGCTTATTAAGAGTTTTGATTGCTGCTCTATGTTCTGACCACAGAATACAATACCTCATAAACCGTACAAAGATATTGTTTACCCACCTAGTCTTCATCGGTTATCTCCACTTCCCTTAATAACGTCACGTTCTTTACGACTCCTTAGTTTATCTACATTCATGTTAGCTATCTCTTTAAGACTATAGCCGATATCATTTGAAATGTTAGCCAAATACCAGAGGACATCCCCCAGTTCTTTTGCTACCTCATGGCGATTAAAGACACCGTCTCGGACTTGCTTCTTGACCTTCTCTGCTACCTCACCAGCCTCTCCACATAGGCCCAAGGTTGGATACAATACCTTATGCGTCGCAGGGTAGACAGCAAAAGATACTGCCTTCCTTTGATAGTCGTTTAATCCCTGCACAGGTTGGTTTCGCAGTCCATCTGCAAACGCATCAATATCATCCTGACTAATCATTCTTCTTCTTCCTCTGTTAATATAAAAGCTGCATCTAACTCTGCTAACCTTTCTAAGTTATCGAGTATCTCATCCTCGAAGGCTTGGATAAACATAAAGTTTGTTATCAAAGCAGCCTCTGCGAGTTCTTCTACACTGAACCTCTCAGCAATACGAAGCATAAAGTCTTCATTCATTTAACCATTCCTCTGGTATCTCCTTGTCTGAGTAAAGGAAACCATTCTTCTTACACCAATCTGCGTATGACGACTTAGCACCCTTATATAATTTAGCCCTACTGTTGCTGAATACAAACCTAATGTCATACTCTTTTCCATATTGCTTTTTAATCTCTAGGTGCTTACGCCTATCGGCAGCTGTGAACCTCCCTTTTGTTTCTACTATGATGCCGTTGTGAAGAACGAAGTCTGGTGTGTATGTTCTAATCTTAAAGTCTTCCCACTTGATCTTGGTTTCTTCGTAGGTAAACTTGACCTTCTTCTTCTTTAGCATCTTAGCTGTTTGTTCTTCAAGGCCAGACCTATACCCAGCCTTGATTGCTTTCTGTCGAGTAGTTAGTTTTTTATTCAATGGCTACCTCCGCTACTCTCGGTGTCTTGACTGTCTTTGTTAAGTAAATAGGAAACGGAATGGAGGCATACTGGTAGGCCTTCAACCCTTCGCCATCGTTAGAATCTTTCCAACACTCTTTCTTATAAGGACAAAACACACAACCCATATCAAGTTTCATGTTCCCTGTTTTAACTTCCAGGGTAGGTTCGTAACACCGTTCAGGTGGTGTGTCAGAGGCAAGAACCTTAGTCAGTTCGTCTACTCTTGTCTGTGTATCAGGTAAGATATCTTTAGAAGGTTGGTAGAGAGACAACGAACCATCTACTTTCTGCATAGCTAAGAAAGCTGCACCCTTACTCTCAGGTACTGCCTCATTGTATGCAGATATCTGTTGTAGATAACCAAAAGGATCATCGAAAGGTAGGGTAGCTTTAGCAAACTTCTTGAAGGCATAAGGGGAAGCTGACTTAACATCAACAACGTGACCATCAATTACTGCATCCATACTCCCTCTTACACCAGCTACCTTTACTTTGTGTTGCTCGTGTGTCACAGTGTGACCAGAAAGTTTAACAAGAGTAAGAAGAAGTTCTTCGATCACATCCCCATACAAGAACTTCAGTAGTGTGTCACCCTTGAGAGGTGCAGTTTCTACACCTTGTTCTTGATACCACAACTGCCTTGCTGGTTTCCCTAGTGCCGACAGTCGTAGAGTAGGTCCACTACCTTTTCTTGGTTGTAAACGTGATCGAAGTAGTTCCTTCATGCTATCACCAAAGGTAGAGATAACCTTCTCGTTTTCTTCTGTGGTTGAGTAACCACCAGTCAACACACCATAGACATCTTCGATCAGGCTATCAATACTCTTAGTCATTTTACTGTTCCAACTTCTCTATTAGTTTATCCAAGTACCACCGACTCTTCTTTAAATCTTCCAGTGGCTTACCTTTGTATCGGTAACGGTGAAGATACTTTTTGGAGTTACCCTCCAAGTATCCCAAGAACATCTGGAAATCCATGTTGTCTTCCATGTAGATGATGCACTCGATTTCACCGTTACCGTAGTGAGCAGGGTTGTTAACCTTGTCTTCAGTCTTCAAGGGCAATACTAAGTTCCTCCTCTGGGGCTTTCTCTACTGCACTCTTAGTTTGTTCTGAACGAAGAACAGCTGAAGGTTTTTCGTAGTCTACCAATTCCATAACCTGGCCAAAGTAGAAGAACAAACCCTTATTATCACGGTCCATGTCTTCAAGGTGACCCAGCTTAATGTTATTACCGTTCTCACCTGAACCAATACTTACAAACAGGTTCATCTTAGAACCATTACCTACTAAGTCCTTCGTAGGATCACCGTATTTGTCAAAGACTTCACCATACCGTGTCCAACCACTCAGTGTTTTCTCACTTGCAGTAACTGTGATAAGACCTTCTCCATCAAAGGTGCTGTCCTTATTTTTAACAGTCTTGTTTAGTTTGTAGTCTTTCATAAGGTTTTCGATCTGTTCGTTAACCTTCACATCAACAGAGTAATGTAAATCTGTTGACTTCCACTTAGTAGTAGGCTCGTGTAACTTAGCCCAGCTTACTTCTACATTCTTTAGTACGATTTTCTTATCAGCCATTTCATTACTCCTTGGCGTTAGTCTGTTTAATTATTCTACTACACACATTATGTGGTGTCAATGGGTTTCTAACCAATTCCTCCCTATTTTTGCTTCACCATCCATAGGGCAGTTAAGTTTAAAGAAACTACCTGCATCCTTGATGGCTTGCACTTGTATTTCTCCTAGTCTTTGGGCTTGATTGGCAACAACTTCTGTCTGCCACTCATCGTGTACCCAAGCACACTGTTTAAAGTTAATGTTCTCCTTCTTAGCTTGCTTCTGCCAGAACACATTGGCAAGACGCATGATGACTGTCTCCCCTCCCTGTAGGTAAACAGAGAGAGCAAGGTGATCACTACCAATACGGAGGATACGACCATCAAGTCCTTTCATCCAACCCATACTGGCAGCCCGTGATGCTTCACTCTTTAATCTCTTGAGAGTAGGTAGTTTCTCGTAGAAGTTCTGCATAGACTCCCCTGCTTCTCTACTGCTGCACCCTAGTATCTCTGCAATCTTCCCGACACCTGCGCCTAGTAGGAAGGCGTAGATGAATGTCTTAGCTGTTGGTCTGTCCTTACAGTGACGACCTAACGCATTCATGTTGAACGTGTGGATGTCACCATCAATGACCTGCTTAGTGTACACAGGATCGTTCATGTAGTGAGCCAGTACACGTAGCTGAATACCTGCTGCATCTGTACCTACAAGCAACCTACCCTCAGGTACTTTGAATACCTGACGACATTCTGCTGCGTACATACCATCCATCTTCCACAGGATACCTTCCTTACCGTGAGGGACAGAGGGGATGTTAGCCATGTTAGGACCACGGTGTGCTGCACGGTGTGTGACAGCCCCTGTAGTGATCACTGAACCGTGTACCCTGCCATCTTGTTGTGACTTCTCTAACCACTCCTGAGCCAGCTTCCAGCGTGTCTCTAGTACCTTCCAGGTTTTCAAACCTTTCACTGCCTGAGGTGCTGTGTCTGGTATAGTAGCTAAATTTTCTGGGCAAATTTTATAACTCTCACCTGACTTAGTCTTAACTGTTGGTTGCCACCCTAGTCGATCAAGGCGTTTGTTAATCTGTGTTGGTGAGCCTAGATTAAATTCTTCCCACATAATCTTGGTGTAGTCTCCTTGTACGTTACATCCTTCCATCAGTTGATTAGCAAAAATATCACCATCCTTCTTGTACTTGAGGGTGACAGTTTTTGTTGGTACTACGATAGGAACCATAAACTCTTTGATCTCTTCTTCGATACGATTAGTTTCTTTTAGACAGACAGTGTAAATTTCTTGTGCGAGATCAATGTCAAGTTCAAATCCATGACGCTGTTGCTCACACATAATGGCGTGTACCATGTGTTCTAGGTTGATAGAAGCCTGACTAAACTTAGTCCCTTCCTTTAGTAAAGTGTTATATAGTAACTCTGTTACCTTAACATCTTGCTTGCAGTAGGCCTTCATCTCCTCTGTGTACACTTCAAAGCCACCAGTGTAGTCGTCCTTGAAGTCACCTAGTCTCTCACCCCATACCTTTAGGCTGTGTCCACCCTTACGTTGTGGATCAAACAAACGAGACAACACTAGGGTGTCCACTGTCTTGGACAAAGGTATCTTGTAGCCCCATAGTTTCTCAATCACTGGGATATCATAACCTATACCGTTGTGTGCAATCCACTTGGTAACCTTGGATGCAAACTTAGCAAAGGCCTTAGGCCCAGTGATAATGTAGTTGCCTTTGACGCCTACCTCTTTAGCCACGACAACGTGAATCTTGGTAGGGTCAAGGCTGTCTGCCTCTAAGTCAAAGACTACTTCCATGTTCTTATCCTTCGTAGCTTGTTAGTCGGCCAGTGTGACGTGAGTAGACTAGACTATCTGCTACCCCTGTCTCGCCAGTGAACCTGTTCTTGATCACACGTACCTTAGTGGTGTTACGTTCTAGTTCATCCTCTGCCTGTGTGTTACGTTCCAAGGCAATGATCATGTTGGATAGTTGTGCAATACCAGCAGTGCCTCGAATATCCTGTAGGTTTATAGTACCCCCTTCCTCAGGAGACTTGCGGGACTTGTCACGGCTAAGGTGTGACACCATTAGTAAGCAGATGTCTAACTCAACAGTCAATGTCTTTAACTTAGTGACGATCTCGTCCAGTGCCTTACGTTCATCCTTTGCGTGGTCACTTACCACGATGCTGATGTGATCCAGGATTATATACTTGCAGTCACATGAACGAGCCAGATAGCGGACCATGCTAACAATACGTTCAACAGAATTAGAACCGAAACTATCATAGAGATAGACACGACCACTCCCAAGAGTTGCACTATAAGACTCATCAAATTCTTCCTTAGTATATTTTGTGTCAGGTAGGTGCAACATCTTATCTGCGTGAATAGACATCATGCCTAGACCTGTATCTCTTACAGGTTCCTCAAGGAATAATGTTCCTACACTTCCCTTGTCTTCTTTAATTAAGTGATAAAGTATTTCTCTCATCACCTGTGTCTTTCCTACACCAGTACCAGCCACAAAAGTAATCAACTCACCAGTGCGTAGGCCTTTAGTCATATCGTTTAGACCTGAGAAGGGGTAGTCAACTGATGCAAACTGAGGTGGTGTGTTAACAATATCGTACAGTTCATTTCCTGCCAGGATACCATCAGGTGTAAAAGGTCCAGCCTTTTTGTGGCTGTCAA